AGATTTTGTTGGGCTAGCAAATATTATATTGTGTAGTGCTTTGATATTGATACCCGTGCTAAAAGTTCCGTATGACGCCACAATGATTGCATCATTCTCTTTCTCAGTGATAGACCTGATTTCTTCTCTTGTTTCAGCATCTACTCCCCCATGAACAAAGAACACTTTTCTATCTTTCGCTTCACTATTTATGATGTTATAAAGTATGCGGCCATGCTTCTCGACCATCTGGAACAATAGTAGAGTGTTACCTGTGCGACTCAGTGCTAGATTCTTTATGAATGTATTTCTATAATTGTTAGATATAAGAAAACTAATCTCATCTTGATACGTAGACTTAGCTAAGTCTTTCTTAACGTTGTCTGGGTATTTCAACACAAGACATTTAATTCTAAAATCTGCTAGTGTTTTATTCTCGATTAGTTCTTTTGTATGTACAGCCCGCATCACAGGGCCAAACAACCCTTCTAGCACAAGTCTGTGCGTCTGTGTTTCATCTAGTGTGCCAGTGAAACCATACCTATACTTACATTTGTCTAACTTAACTAATATCTTTGTGAGCGACTGAGCCTTGAATAGATGCGCTTCATCACCTATCACAACATCAAATTGATCAAACCATTTTGTTGGTTGTTTATAGATAGATTGCCATGTAGAAACAAATATGTCTGCATCTGCATTTTTGTCTTGACCAGCCATGATTTTGTGTGTATAATCGGTATGTCCGTAACCAATGAAATCACTTTCCATCTGATGAACTAATGATGTAGTAGGTACTACAACAAGCTTTCTACCTGGTATCCAACGGCAGATCATGTAGATGATTAGAGATTTACCAGAGCCTGTAGGAGAGAGTATCACTGCGCGATTAGTTCTTACTGCATGAGCAAATGCGCGATACTGATAATCTCTGGGTACGATCTTTAGATCAGAAAAGTATTCTATCACTTCAGGTAAAGATATATCATTAGTGTCGTCTAGACCATCATGCACAACGATCTTATAACCGCGCGACTGGCCAAATCTTTTTATCTTTGATATCAGACCACGATATATCAACCTAGCCTGTATATTGAATAGACGTATCTTTCCATCCCACATCTTATTCTTATATGCGGGCATGAATTTATAGCCTGGGACGAAAAATGAGAAGTATTCTGACATCTCTCTAGCTACACCGTCATCACACTCGATCTTAATATAAGCTTGATCTTTGTGATGAATATGAATCTCTTCGTCATTCATCCTCTATAGTACCTCTGCGGTCTATTGTCAACCCATTTCTTAGGGCCCTCGTGCCAATGGAGGTCGTTTAGAATTGCGTTCCACCATCCTTCAACAATAGAAGGCAGCACGTTGCAACCCTCTTCTCTAAAATGGATATACCACTTATACCATAATGCTGTCATCCTATTGTGTATCCATTCATCTTCATCCATAATGCCGATACTAAGAACATCGATATGAATACCAACATCACCCATACATACCACGGATTATTCATCGTGTTTCTCCACTTCATTGCCCCAACTATCCCAACCATCTTTTGTATTTCTAGCAAAGAGTTCTATATATGGCCCATCTAACAAATTCTCAATCCTAGTATAGATTTCATCTGGCTTTCTACTATGTTCTCTTCGCTCGCTTGTGACCAATTGCCTTACAGATTTAGATAATCTCTTTGGCTTACCCTTTGTTGCTAACAAACACATCTCTGGATTACTTCGCGTCCAATATCCTAACCCTGTGAAGAACCCTAAATTTGTTCTGTTGGTTTTCGCCCACGTGAAACCCACAGTCTTATATTTGAAGCCCCAAGCATCAATAACTTCGAAAGCACGATCAAGCAAAGGATCAACAACCCACATAAGCAAAACAGAGTTATCATCGCTAATGTCTGAGATGGGTATTGAACATATGTCATCAATAGACATACAGTTATAATGCTGATTGGGATTGCGGCCTTCGCCAAGCTTGCTATAGTTCTTAAAGTACCACGGTGGATCTGCATAGATCACTCCATATTTCTTATTGGGTAAATTTATTCCACTCGATTGCATTACGTACTTCCCATCCACGCTGTTTAATTCTGTCGATTATAGATATAAGATAATCTACCTTTTCTTCTTGCAGTGCTAATTTAAGGAGTTCTTGAATCATTTCACTGTCACTATCGATATAAGTGTCTAGATCAGATTTTAGCACCCTCTTTGCCCAAACTTCTCTATTAATGTCATTGAGGGTTTCGGGATCATTTAGATCACCAGAATAGTATTCTATAAGCATACGTTTAGTCTGCTTTGCTTTAGATTTCAACCTAAATAAAACAGCGCGTTCGCCCATTAGAATTTTATAATATTTGTTATGAAGAACTGGTGTATTTAAGGACTCTCTTGCAAGTTCTGTTTGATCATACTTACAATCAATCGACCAACTCTCCATTATCTTTTCCATATTCATTCTTGCATATTTCCTCACCCTTAACAACATTAATAAATCTACAATCTTTACCCGTAGCTTTATTCAATATATACTCTGTAGTAGTCGGCTGGTCTTCTATCATAAGCACACCATCTATAGCAGTCTTAACCCATAAAAGTGTACCTACAGCTCCAGATGCACATCCAGAAAGAGTACCGCAGAGTATAGCAGCAATTATTATTCTATGATAATAGCACAACGATTAGGCAATGTCAAGTATATTATAGCTGCGATATGCGAAAGATGCAGTGGCTTCTAGATAGTCGATATCTGTTCCAATGAGACTAAATGCCAGAGTAGATAATGATACAGGATAAGCATCTACAAAAGCTACAGACACATTGGTTTTATAAGAGGCTGTAGTGATAAGAAGCGTAGCATCAGAGAATATTTCTCCTACGGATGCTTTCCCTGGATTTTTTGCTCTTGCAATGGCCGATCTCTGACCAAAATTATCAGGAAAGCCTAGTCCAATCAACCAATCATAAATTTCTCTATAATTTTTCATGTCTTCATCAACACGGAAGGTAATATCTAATGCACCAAACGTCAACTTAGTGCCCGGAGAGGGCATATTAACAAATGGGTTAGTTACTTCAGTTTGTGATAATGTAATATCAGGTATGTTAGCACTTTGACAGAAATAGTTTACGTGAGGAAGCTTCTGTATGGAGAATTGAAATCCTACAGGTGAGAGAAAGTTTTTATTCTCAGGCTGTGTACCTTGAAGAGCCATTTAACATATTCCAATCATTATAGTAAATACTAGTATACCTATAGCAAATCCCCATACGAAAGATTTAATCATATCGATATCGTGCCATATTGCAATATTGCTAAAATATTCATCACTCGCCGCATGACCGGTCTTAGGTGTAAAATAATTCTTTTTCATAGCATTTCTATTTATAAACAAAAAAAGAGAGAGTCCGAAGACTCTCTCTAAGTTTACTAACTACTTTATTGATTTTGTTTTTTACATCAAGTTCGTGACTTTAGCCATACGATAGTAGATGTTGCCATCACCGCTGCCTAGGCGAGCAGGGATGCCATTACCGTCATTCGTTGCGAAAGGATTAGCTACAATACCGTAACGGGTCTTGAAGCCGATCTTAGGCTGGAACGTGTTCTCGCCTACCGCACGAACCATCTGAAGAGGAACGTATGGGCAGTAGAACAGTCCCGCATCAAACGCACTAGTTCCCTTATAACCGAGAGTGTAGTACTGATTAGATGCATCGCTGAAGTACGGGTCGATATAGACTTTAATGCGACCACCAAGCATACCCGCGAAGGTGTTGCCCGTGTCATCGACATTCAGGTTGTTGCTGAGAGCAGGAGTATAATCAAGTACACCGGCCATCTGAAGAGCAGAAGCTACATCAGAAGAGCAGAGCATGACATTACCCTTACCACGACGAGTCGATTTCGCAATCTCGTTCGCATCACGTTCAATCTGGAAAAGAAGTCCCTTGAACTTCTCAACTGACCAACGACCATTCGAGTCGGTGTCAAGATCGAAAGTACCAGCAGCAGTCGTATTCTTCTGCGCACCAGCGACAGCAGAATAGTTGATCGTGCGGATAACTTCGCGATTGATTTCAGCAAGAATTTCCGAAGAAAGGATGTTGCTGAGTTCAGTCTCGGCGTCTAGGCCATGGATCGCTTTAAGATCCTGTGCAAGCTCCATCGTGTACTCTGCTTTAAGAGCGCGAGAGACAGCCGTTACAGCAATCTTCTCAATCGAGAAAGCCATTTCTTGCCAAGCATTCGTAGTTGCGTCCCCAAGGGCCTCAACTGCGGCAGTTGACATACCAGTCGAAACTGAATAGCCCGAACCAGAAGCACGATCATTAGGATCAGTACCAGCCTGAACCGTACCAGCCGCGCCATTCGCAACACTGCGCGAGGCGGTGTTACCAGCAGCAGACGAACTGAACGTCGTGTTGGCTTCGTTAAACAACGCTTCGGAACCAGTCTGACTGGTATAGCGAGAGCGCATCGCAAAGATAAGACCAGTCGGGCCCGTCATGGGCTGAACACCGGCAAGATCATAAGCGATAAGATTAGGCATCGAACGACGAACCAAGCTGATAAGCACTGGATCGAAGATGTCAACACTACCATCACCTGCGGTCGAAGACGAAGCACCCATCGCATTACCGGGCGCAGCTTCTCCCAAAAGCGTGGGATTCATTACTTGCTGACCAGCTTGTTCGCGGGCCGCAATTTCTTGGTTCTCTAAAAGAGTGGCAACAGTGGCACGCTTATGAGCATCAGTGATCGTGGAAAGATCAGGATGCTCAAGAACGGGCTGCCATTTCTTTTGAAGTTCATCGAGATTATACATTAGATTTCTCTCCTTTTAGAAATATTTTTATCATGTCTATGTGATATTTATAAATTACTACTTTTTGATGCTTCTTGAAATGGCACTCATATATGCCGACATAGAGTCATCGACCCCTTTTTCGTTCTTTTCTTCAGAAAGAGGTTCCTCATCATCATAACTAACACTCTCTTCCGTAGGGAAATAGTTCTCCTTTACAGTTTCAAGCTTTTGCTTATAGTCGTCATCGCTTTCAAAGTCAATACCGTCAGACAATGAACGCAATTTTTCTGATTGAGTGTCAGAAAGATTCTCAGAAACAATCTTGAGAACACTTTCTTTCTTTACCTCATTAAAGTCCTTACTCAATGAGATATTTTTTTCAATTTCAGAATTGACTGAAGCTTCCAGTTCTTGAACTTTTTCAGCAAGTTCATCAACAAGGTCAACCTTCTCTTCTGGAATATCGATATAATTTTCAGTAAACAACACGCGAAGGCCAGACATGAAATTTTCTGTAATCTCTAGGCGCGCTCCTTGCTGAATAGCAAGTTCATTATCTTTGCTCCACTCTTCGACGACATACTCTAGGTAATCATCGAGGCGAGAAGATAGGGATTCTAGAACATCTTCTTTCTCGGCACTAACTTCTTCGTCAAGATCGACACATACAGTTTCCAAGACTTCGTTAATCTTAGAGAGTACAGCCGTTTCAAAGATGAGAGTAGCAGAAGATTTAAATTCTTCGGAGAGGTCTTCATCACCAAAGAGAGCTTTAATGTCATCAGACACATCAATATCTTCTTTAGTAACTTTCTTAACTTCCTTTACAGGAGCTTTCTTTTCAGCAACTTCATCTTCGTCTTTATCAGAATCTTCTTCTGCTTCAAGAGATGCTGTAATCTTGCCCCAACTAGCATGTAGATCATCTTTCTTCATGCCCTTCATGGCACCAAGCATAGCATTGATCATTGCAGTTTTGGTTGATTTTGGTCCAACAGAACTGAGTTCAGAAATCTTCGCAGGCGAATCGCCCGAACCCTTCTTCTTCTCGTCGGCCTTCTTCGCAGAAGAATCATCAACTTTACTTTCGCCGTCATCAGAATCGAATTCTTTGACTACGGCTTTTTTCTCCTGAAGATCATCATTCTCTTCAAGAGCGCTATCTTCGCTTTCGAGGATTTCGTCAGCCTCGGCGTCTTGCATTTCTAGTTCGTGTTGGTCTGACATTAGAACACTCCTTGATAAATTTGTCTTTATTTCATTTAATATATTTATAATTTTACAATTTTGAAAGGAAATTCTCGAATACTTTTAGCTTAGTCTCATCTAGTTCACGACTAGAAGAAGCATTAATAGCTTGGGCATAAGAGGCAATGTCGGATTCTTTGATAACACCGTTATCCCAAATCCACTCTTTACCTTCCATAATACCAGATACAAATGCGCCGGGCGCAGAAGGATCAGCTACGATATCAGCAGCAGTAGCGAGATAGAAATCTTTTTGGACTTCAGCTTGGCCACCACCCTTCTCTTTAAGAGATCCCATACCCCTAGAGCTAACCCCTAACTGGGCGCCTTCGTCCATTAAACTCTTTACGATCTGACCGTATGGAGTTTCATGCATGATCTTAGCTTTACCTATGAAATCTGAACCATTCTGTTCAAGCTTAGTGATCAAATGTGATACGCGCTCAAGGTTGATGGTCGGTCCCTGAGGATGACCAAGTTCACCGAACGCTCGTTTCTTATCAATATATTCTTTCGTGTATCGTTTAGTCTCTCTAGCGAGAACCTCTGAAGGATATACACGACCGTTCCGATTCTTAATATCTGCCTGCATAAAGATACCTTCGATGAAATAACTCTTTCCACCGCCATCTTTCTCTTCAGTGATATACTGAATGTTTTCGTTTACTTCGCATATTAGCTTCATCTGGTTATTCCTTACGTTGAATGCGCAATAGGCGTTAGCTTGACTTCAGCATTTGCAGCAAAAATCTCATCAGTAGAAGTCTTCTCTAATCGAACATTCTGATTGCCAGGAAGATTGAATGAGCCAACAGTCGCGGCGCTAACCGCATTGTCTACTACTGTAACTAGCCTAGAAGTAGTACCAACATTCTGCACTAGAACTACGGTAGAAGATGAAATGTTATTAGCAGTAGCGGCTGTCGTTGGTGCTGCTACTTGTGCGCCTTTGAGTTTCAATGCCATTATTTCTTACTCCCGCCCATTGCAAGATCCATCATTTTCATGAAGTTCTCTGGAGATTTCTCAATATGAGCTTTACCTCTTTCGGCATTCTTCGGGTTAACTTTCTTAAACATATTGACGAATGCGCTTGCTGTGAATAGATCAACTTCTAAAGTTTTTCCATTAGCAAATTTGACTTTCTTCATCGACTTCTTTTTGACGATGTTCTCTAGATCAGAGAATACGTCTTCGTCGAGTTCGTCTTCGTCTTCAGGCTCTTCACCCTTCTTCTTAGCAATTGCCTTCTTCAAGGCCGGGGGAAGTTCTCCCTCTTTAACGGCCTCTGCAGGATACTTTTTCTTGTCGACTTTATGATCGTCTTTAAACTTCTTTTCGCCTTTACTCCGAGGTTTAATATCTTTAGCCTCGTCATCATCATCCTTAGGCGCAACATAGTCTGCTGCTGAAGCCTCGAAGAATTTCTTAAACGTTTTCATCAGACTGGTGACTCCCCTCATTGTCGGCAGACATAAAGGCGCTAGAAGCTTCTACCTTCTTAATTTCTCTAGTATCAGAAATTTTCTGATTCAATAGATCAAGAATAGCAACTTTAAAATTAGCTGCATCTTTATTCATAGAAAATTCGACTGCATCTCTAGTAGTATATTCTGCCATTATTTTTTCCTTATCTCAACAGTATTTATAATAAAATGTTACTTTATATCTGCTTACTTTCAAAAGAGTCCTCATCGTCTTCTCCATCGTCTTCAGGCTCTTCATCTTCAATCTGTTTCTTAATATCTTCTATTTCATCCTCTGTCATCATCAAAACATTCTTTCTAATCCACGTATCAGAGAAGTATTTACCAGCATATTGATCAGCATCAGCTAAAACAGTCAATCTATTTTGAATAATCTCTGCTTCTTTAAGTTCAGAGAAGTGGTTATCTTCAATATAATCAAAATAGATTTTATCTTTGATTTCATTCCATTCTTGTTTCGTCATTATTCCTTTGAGTAGCAATTGCTTCTCTAGGATAATAAAGAACATTTCAGAGAATTTCTGCCTAAGACGGAAAACAAACTTAGAGAATTTCAATTCATCTCGTGTAATTTCAGATGATCGGCCCATATTGAACTGACCATCTGATTCCAATCGTGATGTCGGTACGTTAAGAGACTCATAGAGTTTCTTCCTAAAGTACAAAACATCATCTATCTCACCTAAATTCTGACCACCAGGTAGCGTAGTAATTTCAGTTCCGCGGCCGCCATCACGTCGAGGTAGCCAATAGTCTTCTAACATCGTCAGAAACTTACGATCATCGCGCACTGCGCCTGTCTCTGCATCATACACAAGCTTATTTTTGTGCTTGGCCATCATGTCGCGGAGATACTGCTCTGCTTTACCCTTAGGCAAATTACCAACATCAATATAGAAAATTCGACGTTCTGGCGCTCTTGCTAGTCGATAAATGACTGTTGCATCTTCTAGCATCCTCAACTGATTAAGTGGCTTAATCGCTTTATGTAGATACGATAGAACCATATAATTTCGCTGATCAAGAACTCCAGAGTGAGAATAAGCAATAGAATCAACTGCGATCTTGATACCTTCAGTGTTTGTTCCAAGACCAGTAGGCTGGTATATAAAATATTCGTCGTATTTTTTGTTTATAACTGTTTTAGTTATCTGATTTGGATTTGCGTTATCTCGTTTTTCTGAGCGAATCTTTTTAATTTTTCGAGGATCAATATATCTTAGTTCTTTAATACCAGCCCTCGGGTTCTTAGTATCAATCATAACATGGTAATATAGACGACCATCTACATACCAATCTCTGAATATACTGTATGATTTCGTGTTAAAATTCAGTAATGAGAGTACAGTATCAAACTCTTCATTAATTTTAGTCTTAATGCTCTTAGGAAGTTCAGTATCTTCCAAAATAATCTGCACAGACTGTTCTTTATTATCTCCCACAATAGCTTCATTTACGATATCATCAATAGCTTTTTCGCACTCAGGCTGCAAAAGCATTTCACGATACTTTGTAATGAGAGCGCTTTCATTCTTAGCTGTGCCCTCAAGATCAATAGTGGTGCCAAAGACACCACCTTGTGCTATAGTAAGTGATCCATCGTCTGGCTCAGGCGGCGCAAAGGATACAACACTATCCTTCTGCTCATCTGCCTTACCAATACGAAATCCAAAAAGTTCTAGAGCCATTTTATATCCCTTATGTAACGTGCATCAATTCTATTTATGACGCACCTACAACATCACTTATCCGCCGGCATTACCAGTTGATCCACCAGAGATTGTCCAATAATCATACTGGAAAGTCACAGCGAATTCTTCAATCGTATCTGCATCCCATGAAAGATCAATAGCAGCAACTTCAGAGGGCCACAGATTAACAAAAGTATATTCACGAATAACATCGCCCGCCTGACTAAACTGTTGAATTTGAGCAGTTGATTTGTATGCGTTCGGTGATGGCCGCGTATTATCAACAAACGTATTGATTGAATTGTTCCATTCTTCTAGTGCGTTCCGAATAGAAAAATCTTCATCATTAATAATCGTTGGAGCCCATTCAGCATAAGTTCTATTACCTGCTAGTTTAGTCTTACGACCAAAGTAATCAAGTTCAATTGTACTTACAGTAGCAGCGGGAATTTGCGCTGCCTTACACATGAAAGGTACGCTGATATCTCCAACTGAATTCACAGGATTACTAATCAGCACTTGGAAAAGGGAGTTTCGTGCTCCCCCACCCTTTAGTGCGCCAGCAAACTGATTTACATTAAAAGCCATTGTTTTTCTCTCCTATATCTTCTATGTTACTTTGAACTATTTATTAGAATTTGCCAACAACTTCAGAAAATTCTACACCAGTTCTCACAGCAACAAAGTTAAGCTGGATAAAGTTGATAGAACGAGCAGGCTTAATATAGATATCACCCACAAATTCGTTGCGATCAATCACTTCGCCAGTATTATTAGTACCATCACACACAACCCTAAAGTCTGTAATTCCCCGGCGGCCCTGCACATCGCGCAAGAACGGCTCTACTAGATTCTTAAACTGCGAACGGGTAAACTCATCATTGAATTCAAAGAGAGTATACTTAGCAGCCGTCGAGATAGCTTTCTCAAGAACAATGAACAACCGACGGACATTGATACGATCAAATGCACTAGGCTTAGACTGTAGCGTTTTATCACCGAACAGAATAGTTCCTTGACCTGGGAAAGTAACAACAGGATTAATGTTGTCTTTATAAAGTTGATCACGATCAGCTTTTGCTGGGTTATACGCAAGTTTGATAACATTCTTGACTTGGCCTCGATTGAAGCCGCCCGGAGACCACCAAGGGTCGCGACTGACATCAGTCTGAACACAAAGCCCTGCCATGTCACCATTAAGAGGTACGTAGCGATAAAGATCATTATACTTATCATACATATACTTCCAAC